TTGTTCTCGGGTCAGTAACCGTAAAGTTATATTCAGGACCAAAAGATGTGTTTCTTAAAAAAATTAAAACTGCTTGAACGTCACAATCTAACATATCATTAATGTTAAATCCAGGTTCATATATTTTTTGTCTAAGTAATGAATAAATAATTCCATCTTTATCGTTATTTTGTGACATCAAAATATTTTCATCTTGTGCGGTTAAAAAACCTACTTTAATAGTTTCTTTTTTTGGTTTGTAAAATATACCTTGTGATGGTAATTTTATTACGTCATGTGGCAAACTAAAATCCATTTGCCCGTATTTTGCTGATTCGTCCATAGTTTTTATTTTAAAAATATTTTGAATAAAATTATTGTAAATAAAAAATCCCATCTATTGACGGGATTAATTATAATTTTATTTTTAAAATTTTAGTAAACTAGAATACATCTATCCGGTCTCAAAGTCATGTCTACAGTCATAAGGTCTGAACCATCATACCCGACCTCATTAAATTTTGCTTCCGTTATACTACAATTTTGTAATATCCACTTTTCAACTGCAACTCCTGTTGGGTCTAACATTTCTAAGTTCACATCTTTTTTGTAACCAGCAGCATAACCCATACGACCTGTTACTGATTCAGCATGTAAACGAACCCACTCCATTACCGCCTGAGCTGCCGATGGACCAATCGGGTCTCTTAAGGTTACAGAAATAGTGTCCCACGCAAAAGACCCTGCAACATAAGTTTCAGTATTCAAAAATTTAATTTCTTTTGTATCNATTTTAATTGACGGTCTTGACGCTTTTTCAACATACCATGAATTAATACCCAAACTAGAGTCAAATGTTAGTATAAACCTATTTTTCTTTTTTGGTTCGTACTGAAACGGCATTCTCATTAATAAATCAGCCATGTTTTCTTATTTTTTAATTTTTATTTTATTTTACTATAAATACTTACTAAATTATTTTTTGTATTTACTTTCAATTATTTTAAATTTATTCTATAACTAGAAACTAGTATTTAACTTTATTTCCTCCTTTTGTTAAATATAAGTTTAAAGGTAATTCTTCATACTCACTAGATAATAATTCTTTAATTTTTTCAACATTTCTTAAATCGTCATCTGAAAAACCAATATAAGGTTCCCAACTTGAATTAAATTCAACATCATTTTTAAACATAGGACTACCCTCAACCCCGTAACGACTTTTTAATTCACTTGCCAAACTCTTACAATAAGATATAAATTGTTTTAATGCATCAAATTTTGCTTGTTCAGGGTTAGAGGCGTTTCCTTTTTTAAAAGACACGGGTTCAAATTTACATAAGTCCAAATAGTCATTAAGTTCTGATGGTGACAATGCTTTAACAGTAGTGTCCGCTTTAACTTTGTTTCCTATTTCTCGATACTTGTATAAATTTCTAGCTAATTCTCTTGAGTCTATTCCGTTTTTATTACTCATTACTAAGTTGTAAACAGCCTCTCTTAAAGTTTCAGGACTATGACCTCTAGCGGTAATTATAGAAAAAACTGACCCACCATTTATACATTCCACAAAATCAGACCAAGACGGACCGGGTTTTGCAACCATTGAATCAATAATAAATCTTTTGTTTCCAAACTCCTTAAAGTTTTTAAATGCTCCGATAGAAAATGCGACGATTCTTTTACCTTTATACATAAACGGTTCAAAACCAATTTTTTCTCTGTACTCTGCAAAGTCTTCTGTTGACATGGGTATTTCGTTTTCGTCTTCATCCATAACCAAAATAGAAGTTGGCATGAATAAAATATTGTCATCCCAATCAAATGCATAATATTTTAAGTCAGGTCTACCAACATCATCAAATCCTTCGTTCAATCTTTGTTGAACAAATTTTCTAACATACCCTTTAATATCCATTATTTTTGAAGTTTTTCTAAAAGTTTTTCTAACTGAGATTCAGTTAAAACTACATTTTGTTTTTTTGTGGAATAAGTTTTGTCCGACCAATCTTTGATTCCAACTGACTCTTTAATAACTTTCTTTTTAATTTTCATTTTATTTATATTTTAAAAATAAGTGGGGGAATGACCCCCCACATTTATTATACGTTGTCAAATGATGCTCCTGTTGGTGTAATAACAAACTCGATGTCAATGTATTCTAACGCTCTTGTTGGTTTCAAGTAAATCTTACCTGTAAGAGTGTTTGAGTCTAAATCTTCAGGTGTATTTGAAACTGTAACTCTAAAGTCAATCAAACCTCGGTCTCTTCTAATTGAATCCAAAATTGGATTTACTGAATCTAAGAAGTCTTGTCTTACTTTGTCATCATTTTGTTCAAATAATAATCTAATTGCCACTGCTGAAATTAACTTACGAGCTTGTAGTAATAATCTTCTAACGTTGATTCTGTCAAGTGCAGATTCTCTAATTTGTAGAGTTTTATTACCCCAAATTACCGTACCAACATCATTGAAAGTCGCAATTGGGTTGATTCTACCTTTATATAATACGTCTCTATCTTCTTGTGTCAACTTACGTCTCGCTCTAATTGCATTTACAAGACCTCTCGTGTAACCCGCTGATGCGAACCAAGGGAATGCAATGTTGTCTGTTAATGCTAAGTTTTTAGTAACTTCAGCCGTAGGGGGAAGATAAATTTGTGTGTTATTAACACTATCCCTTGTTAATACCCAAGGGTAGTAAGTTGCTGTGTAGTTAGAGTCTATACCCGTAGTCTCTAAATTGTCAACCGCCTGTTGAGGATAAATTAACCCCTCTTCTATATTTTGGTAAGAAGGTAAGAATAAGTTAAAGTCAGGTGTAGTACAGATGTAAATTGAATCTGCTCTATCTTCCTCAATCAAATTAACCGCATCTTCAACTAAGTTACTGTTGTTTACATAGTCAATTCCTGGTGTAACAAACACATTTATATTTGTAGATTCAGGATTAGAGAATGTTGATTGACCCCATTTGTAAGCGTAGTAGTCAGTGTTCGCCCAAGTTTCTTGGTTTGGTCCTGAAATTTGTTTGAACGCTCCCCAACCTGATGCTGTAGGATATGTTGCGGAAGCTGCCGCTCCTTGTTTGTATCCTGTCTGACCTAACGCGAATGTATCTGCGTTTGTTCTAGACGCTCTATAAATGTCCCAACCGTCAAATCCGCCGTAAGCATATACGGTATATTTTCTTGTATTTAAGTTGTAATAAGGATTATCACTGTCTAAAGGTTCGCTCGAGAATGAACCCGCACCCACTTCAAACGCTGACTGACCTGAAGTAACATATCCGTTAGAAATAGTTACAATAGTTGCTCCACTATCCATATGGAAACCTTTAGTAACATAACCCCAATCAGGACCTGTAGTGTCAGTTGCGATATTTGTAGGAAGTTGTTTACCTTTGTATTCAAAGAAATCATAATCAACACCTGTAATATTAGAAATACCCAAGTATGCTTTTCTAACATTTTCACCTGATGAAGTTCTAATATTATTACCATTGTTTGCAGAACCAAAAGGAGGATTGTCTATTTGCTGTCCTGCCGTTAAATATCTTGTTTTGTATACAATAAATGGAGGTGTCGCATTTGAGTATTCTCTCATAATATAACCCTCAAATCCACAAGGTAGCGCATCTGTTGGTGCTTCATCAGCCATTTCAATCATTAAGTATTTAGATTTTACTTGATATTCACCATTAGAAGTACCAATTTTATTTGCTATAAAATTATTTTGTGTAGGGTCTAATGAACAGTTTGTAAAACTTTCTATTACTCTAACCTTATCGTCAGTATCATAAAAGTCTCTAACAAAAACGTCAAAAGTATTGTTTGTAAAAGATATATTACCTATTGATATTTTTACAAGTCTATTAGCCGCATTTCCATCGGAAATTAATACAAATCTAAATAACTTATAAACCAAATTACCTCTTAGTTCAGACACTAAGTAAGGAGTTTTAGGTGTTTGATATTGTTCTAAATAGAAACCAATAGTTTCAGTATCTAACGATTCAGCACTGTCCAATGCAATTAAATCACAGTATAAACCTCTAATTTTACTATTGTTATAACCTGAATTTAATAAACTTGGATAAATTTCCTCAACAAAAATTGGAACTTCGTTTCTATCTTTCGCAAAGTTTGATTTACCAAATAAACTTGACATGTAGTTGGAATTTGTAGACAACATTGAAGTTTCAAAACTAAATGTTTCAGAATCATATGTAATACCTGATATTACAAAAGTTGAGTATGGGTCACTTGTAACTGCTGAATATGTACCAGTACATACCATTTGAACGTCACTTGTACCCGTAACCCAATATTGTGGTCCGTGTTGTGTTGAAGAATATGTGGTAAGACCTCTTGAACGTAGTGTTGATACAACTAAATCATCCCATTCACTATAAGGTGAACCTGAATAGAATGTCATACCAATATTACATCTACCTGAGAACACACCACCACCGAGAGATGACATCGCTCCGATTGAAGCACCTAATCCGTATCCATAATATGAGCCAACACTTTGAATTTTGTTATAGTCAAATAATGCATAGTACCATGTATCATTCGTATCTGCTGAAAGATTTGTTAAAGATAAATTAACATTATCAACTCCAAAGGTTTCAGAAGTTGCGGTTACAGTATTCACTGAAGACCCTGACACGTAAGTTAGTGTATTCGCACTTAAAGTACCCCAATAAATCGCAGTTGTTGCTGAGGTAGACGCACTTAAACTAAATCTATTAACGTTAGTAGAAATAAAGTTTTGAAAATCTGCATTTAATGTGGAAGTTCCTCCGTTATAAGACGTGTATGTGCTGTAAAAATCAGCACTTAATTGTGATGGAACAGATGTAATTGTAATATTTCCACTAGTACCTGTAGTTCCTGTAAAGTTTAATGTAATACCTGTTGTATTACCTGTTGCTGATATTGTTGCCGGATTTGGGTTTGCAATAGTAACAACCGACCAAGATGGTCCTGCATCATAACCTGATAATCCAAGTATTCTTGTTACGAATAATTGATTTGATTGACTTAAGTAAGCCTTTGCAATATAAGACGCCTCATATTTTGGTATTTGGGTATTAACAAATCTTTCAGGACTTGTTCCCCCAAAATAAACTTGATATTCGTCAAAGTTTGTTATGAAAATAGGTTCAAATGCGGGACCTTGAATGGTTTCACCGACAATACCTAAAGTTGTTACACCAACGCTTTGTGCAACAAAAGTTAAATCTCTTTCTGAAGTGTAAACACCAGGTGAGACGAAAACCTTATTACTAGATGCCATTTTAAATTATGTTTTAGCTTTTTATGTTTTATATATAAATACATTGAATTTTTGCAAAAAACTATTGACAATAATATATTTATCTGATAAGGCAGACAAAATTCTGCCTTTTTTCTCACCTAAAATTATTATGAAAAATAAAAAAATTAAAAACATTAAAATATCTGATGACGCTCATTCAGTATTAAAAACTTACTGCGAAAAAAATGGTTTGAAATTGTATAAGTTTTTAGAAAATTTGATAATTAGAAATTGTAGTAAACCTAAAGATATATATGGTGAAGATTAAACAAAATAGGCAACAGTTTTAATTACCGATGTTTGAGTGATTAAAGTTTTATATGCTTTTATTAATACAGAATCCCCATCATTAACTTGAATCACATCTAAATCATCACCTATGTAAAGACCATTTATATAAACAGAAAATGCACTACCACAAGATGTTGTTGAGTTTGTTGTTGCGCCTGTTGGGTTTGAAAACACGGGCAAAGTACCACCTTGAACACAAACAGTTCCTGTATTACCACTTGTTATTCCTGATATGATTGATGGCCCGCTATTACATGTTACAAAATTTAAAGTGTTGTTTGTGGTTGCAGTATAATTAAAATTATAACAACTTGATAAATTTTGCAATTCAACAACTTTCAAATCTGCAGTATATCTAAAAACTTCAGATAGTTGTGTTACTCCAGGTAGAAAAGTAAAATCAAAATCAAAGTTGTCGGGTCGTGGAGGTTCAATTTCAACTCGTCTAGTTTTAATTTTTGTATCTACTTCAAACATCGTCATATATCTTGATATTGCGGGAGAAACTTGAAAATCTTCTTCATCTAATAAAAACCCTTGTAGTGTCAACTTATAATTTATAATGTAGTATTTTCTTTTTTCTAAATCTTTTACTGACTCATCGGACACTTCTTCCATCATTATTGGCATATAGTGTCCATTTATTTGAGTATAGGATTGAGCGGATGCAAATGTTTGCATAACAATTTTGTTAAACTCGTTGTTTTCTCTCATTCGATTACAAAACAACTTTAAATTGTAAACAATATCAACGGCAACAGGTTGTGGAACTTTATAGACATCGGCACCTTTTCTTTGTCCATCCCATGTTGGTACTGTAAAATAATTAATTCTAAGTTTTTCGGGGACATTAAATCTACCCCCAACATATTTACCTGGTTTAACTTCAGGGGTTCTTACAATTGCTAAAAAAGGTAATGATATATTTTTATCTAAATCTTGAAAATTCCATGTTTGTGTAAATTGCATCCAATTTTGATTGGTTATAATTCTATCAATCAACGGTACTTTTTTTTCATCAACAAC